TTCCGTAAAATGTGGCGACGGGATAGAGGCTTTACGCCAATATCAACGAGAGTATGATGAGGACAAGAAAGCGTTCAGGGCATCACCCCGACATGATTGGACATCACACCCTGCTGACGCTTTCCGAATGTTGGCGGTTGCGTGGAGGCAAGAGCCTGCCGCGCAAAAGCCGTTGGATGGCAAGGTGCTAATCGTTGGGCCGCAGAACGAGGTCACCCTTAACGACATGTGGCAAGTGCATGAGCGCAGCGTCTCAAGGAGGGCGCGAATATGAGTGGCGTTAATCTTCCGTATCAGTATCCCTACGAGACGGTCGCCGCCTCGCAGACCGCGCAGGTGCTTGGCACCAATGGCGCAGCAAACGATTACCTGCATCGCATCGTGGTGACGGTATCGACGGCGCTGACCTCGACCGTCAGCATCATCGACGGCAGCACGACCATCCTTTCCCTTCCGGCAAGCACGGCTGTGGGTGTGTATACGGTGGAACTCGGCCTCAACGCCGCCACCGGCCCGTGGAAGGTTACGACGGGTGCAGGCGCTGCTGTTCTCGCAGTTGGGTTGTTCAGTAAATGAACCGCAAGCCCGGACTCTACGCCAACATCCTAGCCAAGCAAGAGCGTATCAAGGCTGGGTCGGGTGAGCGTATGCGTAAGCCGGGAGAGGCTGGCGCACCGACCGCAAAGGCGTTCCGCGAGTCTGCAAAGACCGCTAAACCCGAGAAGAAGGGTTACTGATGAGCGCAGCGTGGCAGCGTAGCGAGGGCAAGAACCCGAAGGGTGGCCTCAACGCAAAGGGCCGCGCATCGTACAAGGCCGAGACGGGCGGCACGCTCAAACCTCCCGTGAAGGGTGGCGACAATCCTCGCCGCGCCTCGTTCCTCGCACGCATGGGCAACATGGCGGGGCCGATGGAGAAGAACGGCAAGCCTACCCGCCTCGCTCTCGCGTTGCGTGCGTGGGGCGCGTCGAGCAAAGAGGATGCGCGTGCGAAGGCTAGTGCCATCTCTGCGCGAAACAAGAAGGACTGAACATGGACGAGCGCGTTAGCCAAGAACTAGAGAAGTACCTGCGTGCTGTGGGTACTTACGAGAACGAGTTCGCCAAGTGGCAGGCGCGTGTCAAGAAACTGGTCAAGCGGTACCGGGACGACACCCGTGGCTCGGGCGGCAACGAGACGGCGAAGTTCAACATCCTGTGGTCGAATGTCCAGACGCTGATTCCTGCCGTCTACGCCAAACTCCCAAAGGCTGATGTACAGCGCCGCTTCGGTGACAACGACCCCGTGGGCCGCGTGGCATCACGCCTCATCGAACGCGCCGTAGACTTCGAAATTGAGCATTACCCCGACTTCCGCTCGACCATGAAATACGATGTCGAGGATAGATTCCTCGGCGGTCGCGGAACTTCGTGGGTGCGGTACGAACCCCATGTCGCCCCCATCGGGGTTGAGGATGACGGTCTATCCATCACCTCGGACATCGAAGCCGGTGAAGGTGCGCCGCCGCCGCTGGAGCAGGTCGAGTACGAACGCGCCCCGGTTGACTATGTGCATTGGAAGGACTTTGGACACTCTCAAGGGCGCACTTGGGAAGAGGTAGGACAGGTATGGCGTTGGGTGTACATGACCCGCGAGGCCATCGTAGAGCGGTTTGGCGAAGAGATGGCACGCACCATCCCGACCGACCAAGGCCCGGAGACGCTCAACGCCTACCGCGACAGCAAGCGTCAGTACAACCTCGCCAAGATTTGCGAACTGTGGGACAAGGAGACGCTGAAGGTCTATTGGTTCTGCAAGGGTATGCCGCACTTCATTGATGTGCGCGACGACCCGCTTGGGGTTGAAGGGTTCTTCCCTTGCCCGAAACCGTTGTACGCCACGACGACCTCGGACAATCTTGTTCCCGTCCCTGACTTTGTTCTGTACCAAGACCAAGCGATGGAGTTGGACATCTTATCCGACCGCATCGACGGATTGGTAAAGGCGCTGCGGGTGCGCGGCGTGTACGACGCAAGCCAGCCTGCGCTTCAGCGCCTGATGACTGAAGGCGACAACAACGCCCTCATCCCGGTGGACAAATGGGCGGCGTTTGGCGAGAAGGGTGGCCTCAAGGGCAGCATCGACCTTCTGCCGCTCGACACAATCGCGCAGGCGCTTCTGCAATGCTATCAAGCGCGTGCCGACATCAAGGGCCAGATATACGAAATCACGGGCATCGCTGACATCATCCGTGGTCAGTCTGCCGCCTCGGAGACTGCAACGGCGCAGCAGATTAAGGGTCAGTACGCTGGCCTGCGACTGCGGTCGATGCAGGAGGATGTGGCGCTCTACGCTACCGAGGTCATCCGGCTGAAGGCGCAGGTGATGTGCCTGCACTACCAACCGCAGACCATCCTCGCTTATGCCGCCGCCGAGCAGATGTCTGACGCTGACAAGGCGCTCATCCCGCAGGCGTTGCAACTCATCCGCGACAAGCCGCTGCGTAACTTCCGCATCGACATCGCCGCTGACAGCCTCGTGCAGATTGACGAGGCACAAGAGAAACAGGACAGGATGCAGTTCCTGCAAGCCTTCGGCGGCTTCTTGCAGCAGGCGCTCCCGGTTGGTCAGGCATCGCCCGAACTTATCCCGGTGATGATGGACTTGCTCAAGTACGGCGTGCAGGCGTTCAAGGCGGCTCGACCGCTTGAGGGCAGTATTGACGCAGCGGTGGAACAATTGAAGATGGCTGCACAGCAACCGCGTGAGAACCCGGAGGCGCAACGCGCACAGATGGTCGCGCAGGCCGAGCAGGCGAAGGCGCAGATGATGATGCAGGTTGAGCAGGCGAAGTTGCAGCAGGCTTCGCAGGTCGAGGCGATGAAGGCGCAGAACGACCAGCAACTTGAATCGCTGAAACAGCAGTTTGAGACGCAACTTGCACAACAGAAAATCGCCGCCGAGCAGCAGATGGCGAAGTACAAGGCAGACTTGGACGCTGCAACCAAAATCATGGTGGCACGCATCTCGGCTAACCCCGGCCTCGACATCCCCGCTCTAGAGCAGCAGCAAGCCGTTACAGAGCGCGTCATGCAGGACATGGGCGGCGAGGTAAGGCAGGCCATGCAGAACCTTGTGGCGCTCTACGGTCAGATGGCATCGTCTAACGACGAGAACATGAGGGGCGTGCGCTCTGCCCTGTCAACGCTGACTGCCCCGAAGCGCATTATCCGTGGCCCTGACGGTCGGGCTGTGGGCGTGGAAGCGGTGCAACAGACCCTCGAACTGGAGCCGCGACTGCAATGATTACGACGATTAAAGGGATGATGGACGAAACCTTGCTGGATAAGCGCGAGGGCGAGGTTAACAACGACCACGAACACACGCGGTGGGTCGAGTATTGGCACGAAGGTGAACTTGTCCATCGGTCTGTCCATGTCCACCTGAAGGAAGCCCCGGCGCTGTTCCCCGAACTGGAGAAATTTTGATGGCTAATACGCAGGCAATGTGTACCTCGTTCAAGGTCGAGATTCTGGGTGGTGTACACGCCATCGGCACGCCCCCGACTCGGGCAAACACTAACAAGGACACCTTCAAGGCTGCGCTCTACGAAGCCACCGCCACGGTCAACGCTGCCACGACCGCTTATAACGCCTCTGGGGAGGTGTCGGGCGCAGGGTACAGCGCAGGTGGCATCACGGTATCAAACGCCACAGCGCCCACCTCAACGGGAACCACGGCGTATTGGACACCCTCGGCCTCGCTGACCTACACCGGGGTAACGCTCACGACGGCGTTTGACGCGGTGTTGATGTACAACAGCAGTCAGGGTGACAAGGCGGTAGCGGTTTACACCTTCGGGTCGCAGACGGTGACGGCGGGTAACTTCATCCTGACGATGCCGACCAACGATGCCTCAACCGCGCTCCTGCGGATTGTGTGATGAGTCGTGGCGAAGGGGCCGTGGAACACAGGTACATGGGATGACGCGCAATGGGACAGCCTCCCGGTCACAAGCGTCACCGGAACCGGTGGCGTTGGTAGCCTCGGCACCTCGCAAAGCGTCACGCTCACGGGCGATTCTGCAACAGGCGCGACGGGAAGCCTCGGAGCAGGCATTACGACGAGCCTTACGGGCGTCAGCGCCGTTGGAGTCGTTGGAGATGAAACCGATTCGGTCGAGGTTGCCCTTACCGGTGTGGGAGCATCTGGTGAAACAGGTTCTTTCAACCTTCAAGGCGAGGTTGCGCTTACCGGTCAGCAGGCATCTGGCCAAACAGGGGTTATCATCCCTCAAGGACAAGTTGCAATTACCGGGGTGGAAGCGACTGGGGCAACAGGAACCCTCACCGCCTCTGTCCAGCCAATCATCGTCCTCGACGACTCGCACGAAGGCGATAAAAAGCGTAAGAAAAATTGGGAAGAAGACCAAGCGAAGCGCGAAAGGCGCAAGCAAGAGTTAATCTCGGTTTACGAACAACTGCATGAGACACGACCAGAAGTTGCAGAGAGGATTGTTGAGCCGCATTTAACTGTTAACATTGAGCAACCCACGGTTAACTGGGATGCCTTGTTAGGCGACCTTGACCGAGTGGAAAGGTTGATGCGAGAGCATCAAGAGATGGACGACGAAGAAGTATTGTTGCTGCTATGAAACGAACTTATGTGATGGTCGATGGCGAGTTTGTAGAGCGCAAGCGCGATGAGCGTGGGCGACACCACTACATCGTCCCCGACATTGCACCGTACAAGTCCATGATTGACGGACGCATGATTACCTCGCGTTCGCAGCACCGTCGGCACCTCAAGGCCAACGGTTGCATTGAGGTCGGTAACGAAGACCCGACCAAGTTTGTTAACAAAGAGAAACCGAAAAGCAATCGAGTGGATGTGTTGCGTCACCAGTTGGCAAACATGACCCATTCGGATGCCAATCGGTTGTTGTCGCGGTTGCGCGATGAAGTCCGATTTACCCACGACCCCCACAGGAGACGGTAATGGAACAAGCCCCACAGGCAGAAACGCTCGACCGCAAGGAATTGCTTGAGCAGCAGTTTGAGCAGAGCGCCGAAGCGCAGCCGAGAGACGAGGTAGGCCGGTACGCCGAGAAGCAGGCCGAGCAGCAGGCCGCTGAACCTGCCGACGAACCCGTATGGCGCAAGCCCCCGGCTTCGTGGAAGAAGGAATACCACGAATATTGGTCAAAGGCCGACCCCAAGATTCAAGAATACGCTTGGCAACGCGAAGAGCAGATGAAGCGCGGTGTAGAGCCGCTGCTTTCCAAGGCGCAGTTTGCCGATGCGATGAATCAGGCTCTGGAGCCGTACCTGCCGACCATCCAAGGTCTAGGGATGAAGCCCGAGCAGGCGGTTGCCGCTCTCGCGCAGGCCGACTACACGCTGCGTAACAGCCCCCCACAACAGAAGATGGCGTACCTGACGCAGTTGGCTGCGTCTTACGGCATCAACCTTAACCAAGCCATGCAGGGCGGTCAGCAGGTCGCCCAACCCTCGGTTGACCCGATGGTGTACCAGTTGCAGAACGAACTGAACACCGTTCGCGGCGAGGTCATGGGATGGAAACAGCAGCAGGAGATGGCAGAGAACCAGACCCTGCTGAACGAAATCAACAGTTTTTCGATGACAGCCGAACACTTTGAAGAAGCGCGTCCGACGATGATTCAGTTGCTCCAATCTGGGGTGGCTGAAACGCTGGACGATGCTTACGAGAAGGCCATTCGGTTGGATTCGGATTTGTTTGACAAAGTGCAATCGGCCCGACAGGCAGAGGTTGTGCAGCGTCAAGCGCAAGTGAAAGACCGAGCGGCGAAGGCTGCTCGGGCTGCTGCGGTAAGCGTCAGAGGTTCCACACCCGGAACTAACACGGCTCCCAAGGCGCATAGTCGCCGCGCAATGCTGGAGGAAGCGTTTGATGAATCCAGTTCGCGGTTGTAATTAACTGATATAGGAGTATTGAAATGGCTTACGCCAATTCCAGTATCAGCGACATTATCGCTACTAACATTCAGAGCCGTAGCGGTGAACTCGCTGATAACGTGACGAACAACAATGCGTTGCTTCGTCGCTTGAAGGAGCGCGGGAACGTCAAGACGTTCTCGGGCGGTAACGTGATTTTGCAAGAAATCATGTACAACGACACCACCACCAACAACACGAATTCCTATTCGGGTTACGAGGTGCTGAATGTCGGCCAGAACTCGCCCATCTCTGCGGCGCAGTTCAGCATCACGCAGTATGCGTCTGCTGTGTCCATCTCGGGTCTGGAGATGATTCAAAACTCGGGTAAGGAAGCCATCATCGACCTGCTCGACGGTCGTATGGAGGTTGCCGAGGCGCAACTGGCGAACCGCATCAGCGGCGACCTGTACGGTGACGGCACCGGCAACGCGGGTAAGAACCTCACGGG